TGATATTTGATCTGAATGTCGATTAGAGTAGATACGACCGTTATAAGGGAGTTTACAAACGGACAAGTTTGACATTTCGTTTCTTTGTACTTGATGAGGTCGAATATTAACGAAGATATCTCCATCTATTCTATACCCTTCCCAAACCTGATTAACCCAATAATATTCTACAGATTCTTGTGCGTCAGAATCTACTTTGTATTTTTCATCTACAATCATTTGCTGCTCTTGTCCTACCTCATCATAATAAGTTAAGATACCAATTCTAGCAAACGATTTCCATACTACATGTAGTACTTCTGCAAACCTTTCCGTATCCATAGATCTAGAATCACGATTAAACGGTGATAATATACCATTCATCGTTTTACCACTAGGGTTTTCTAATCTATCTATTTCATCTGGTTTTAGTACATCATAAAAAGAATCAACAATAGCATTTACACTCATTAACTTTCTTCTGATTGCCCAATCCCCATCTTCAATAAATTGAATGTCTGGAGATTTTTCGTAATCAAGATCAAGCGGAGATACTATTTCGTATTCTACTTCATTCATACAAATATCTTTATATGAATAGACTTCACCAGATACTAACCAATCAAAGAATCCCGTTTGTAAATGATCAGGTAGTTCTAGTTTATCTATCATATAATCCAGGGCTTCTTGTCCCATAATAGCTCTTGCATCTTTGTAGTTAGTAAGAATTTCTTCTTTTAACTCTTCTAATGGCATTTGCTCCTGTGAAGGTTCCCCGGTATTCATACCCATTTCATTAAGTTCATTAATAAACTTTTGCTCTAGGTATTTTTTAAGTTCTTGTTGTAATAATTTTTGTTGGTTATCCTTCATGTCTGAATTACGGATAACAACTTGATGTGCAAAAGGACGTTTAGATTTTTCTCCTAATAATAAATCTACAACAGGTTTAATAATGTTGTAGCTTCTTAGTTTAGCAGGAAATCCTTTTACTTTATGTTTTTCGGAATTGTACGGATTAGTTACGTAGTTATAATCTGATTCTACTAAGTTTCCGTTATAAGCGTCGTAGTATTTATGCAATGCAGCTTTGTGCTGACTAGAAAAAGAACTTCTGTCAATAAAAGCTTCTATTGTATTTTTCCCCCACTCTTTAGTCTTTCGACTACGAGGAATTTTTTGTTTTGGGATTCTACTCATATCTTTACAAAACTACGTAAAAAATCTTCTATTAAAAAAAGAATCTTCCGTTTGGTCCATTTCTGCCTCAAACTCTTTATTATAGAGATCTTTCATGTGAAACATACCAACTAATAAAGATGAAACACGGTCAAAATTTCCTTTTGTATTATATTTAATTAATTCATCTATTAATGCAATATCATAAATATAATGCAAGTTTAGCTTTCTTTCACCGTTTTCTTGCTGTCCTCTTGGTGTTTTTAACCAATCACGCAAATATATTTCTGCCTGGTTCTTTCTTTGCTTTGATCCCATAGATGTACCATAGGCTCTATTTAATTTTCGTATTCTAACGCCTGATGTTTTATCAAACAACTCTGCTTCTGGTAATAAGTAATGCAGAAGTTTCTTTCGTTTTGCATATGGTATAACTTCTCCTCGATCATTCTCAAATCCTATGCGTGCATTGTAGTATTGTGCTAGTAGAAACAAATTATAATTATACTCATCCTGTGATTCTGGTCTTCCTACATATGAGGCTACAATCATATCATCAGGCTTTGACATATTGTTAATTCGTTTCATAACATATGCAGAACCAAGCGATGCTCCAAATCCATCTGATCCATAGGGGTCATGAACAATAAAATACAAATCATCTGGTATTGCTTCTTGTTTGTAAGCCGGAGATTGATATACAACTACAGCTCCTGTAGAATCATCTGTTTTATTTAATGGAAACTTTTCTATCGGGCGCACGCGCGGGTCAGGTCTAAACTCTATACCTTCGGGCGCTTCTACTAATACTCCAGCCACAGCCATTTGTTTGTGTAATCCAGTTCTCATAAGCTGGTTACGCCAATCTACTAAAGCTGCTCCAGGAAACATATTACCTGTTTGTTGTAAGAATGCTTCTTTAGGCATCCAAGGATATTCTGTAATATATTTATCTAAAGTAGATGCATCTTTAGCCTCTCTTTTAAGCTGATCTCTCTTTGCTTCTTCTTCTTGTTTTGCTTGTTTAGATAAAGAGTTACCATCTTTATCCATATACCCAATTTTATTTTGGTACGATGGAAAAAAGAAACCACAATTACTTCCTTGTGCTCCTTCATCCCAAATATTATCAAATGGATATAGATCATAAGCTTCAGGATTATAGAACATAGATTCAAAATCTATTGTACCACCGTCCATATCACCACCTGTTCCAAACAATACAATCTGACCAGTAACTACACCACCATCTTCCACACAGGGACGTGTTGCAAGATAAGATGCTTTTAAATTATCAAAAGCTCCACACTCTTCAAAGATTACAAGACTTGCATCTTTTCCCCTTGCAGCATCTGGATTATCCTTAAATGTAATTGCCTCTACCTCAGACTTATAACCCTTTTCTACAGGCTGTTTGTTAATGTATTCAAGATAGCTAGCACGTTTATGGTTAATTTTATCTACACCTTGTCTTCTTTTTTGCCATCCTGTATGCTCATTTAAAAAGTTCATATAGTCTGTAACCATGGTCATAATACCCTTTGGATACAAATACTTTTTATCATGCGCACATAATAGCGTGTAAGAATTCTTTGTTGTGTTGTATATGTTAGCGGCTATTGCTGCATTCTTGTAGGAGAAACCTTTACGCCTAGCTTTAGCAACTATGAGATGCTTGCCTTCGGCAGCGGCTTTTTCCATAGCATGGAAATACTCAAAGTCACCATCCCAAAAACCAGGAAAAGAAACTGTTTTAAAACCACCTGCTTTTTTACCTTCTACAGCTTCGGTTAGTTTTATTTGACAAAAATTCATGTAAAAATAATGATGTCCTGTGATACGTATATCTCCAACTGTATATCCTTCTCGGCATCTTCTTAGTTGTTCGTACCAGTACTCATAGTAAGGCGCACTACCTGGAGGATCCCCGCAGTATAGTCCGTATTTTAGAAACTTTAATCCTTCTCTTCTAAATTCATTTGTGTTTACAAACATTCTAATCTTTTGTAATTTTTCTTTTTTCTTGTGTATAATCCTTTCTATCCATAGTATGTTTACCGTCTTTTACTGTAGATATGACTAAATAAAAACTTTCACCATGTTCGTATTGATAGTGACAATATTCTTTTAATCCTTTTAGATCTGATTCTTTTTCAATTGTACCGCTAAAGTTTTTGCCTTCATTGTCAGGATACATAAAATGCGCAGCCCCGTAAGGAATGTGTTCCGGCTCTGGAATTTTAGGCATTTTTTTATAAATAATAGTAGTTGCTCCACATGCAGGGCAAAACTTTTCTAGTAATACATTGCCCTCATTAACCTCTGTTATGTTGAGGTAACTTTGCTCACATTTACATAGTTGATCTGAATTTGCAGTTAATTGAATATTTTCTTTCATTGTTTTATATTAATCTTCGAATAAACCTTTTGTTCCTCCTCCTCGAATTTTAGATTCATTAGCTTCTTCTTTTTTAACCTTCTCTTCTAGAGAGTTAATTGTGTCAATTGCTTTTGGCAGTTGTTCTGATACTTCCAAAAGTCTTTTTACGTCTCGCATTATACTTCCAACATCTTTATCGTCATCTCCGTCTACAGTATCTAAAGCTATTTGTATTTGTTCATTTAAAGCGTTTATAACCTTTGATGAAGTTAGTAACCCTTCTTTAATTGCTTTTAAGGCTGATATTGTAGGTGTTCGCTGCAAGTTATTGTACTTGTCCATCCCTCGTTTGACATCATCTGTGATAGCGGTATCAATCTTAAGGTCTTCGAGGAGTCTTCTTTTTCGCTCTGCTTCTGGGTATATTGAATAGGGTGATCTGTAGTCGCACATAAAATATATGAAGGAAAGATATTTAAATGCTGTTCTTTTTTTTCTGTCTTTGTCATTTACTATTATTTTTTTAAACTCAGGTATAATTCTAGCCTCAGTCTCTATTACTACTTGGAAATTTTCTTCTCTGAAAAGTTTCATGATTTAAATTTTTAACTCTGTTTGGATTACAATGGAATAAACCAAAGTAAGGAAGTCTTATACCTTCGAATTCACCTTTAGCCATTCGGTATGCTACATACTCAAACTGTGATTCGATGATGGACTTCAACTCCTTAGTTGTTCCTCCCATTTCATCTTTAATTTCTTTTATCAGCTTTTCTTTGATCTTATTCTGTGCCATTACCTAGAATTATTATTCTTATGGAATTTATGTGAAAACTGTTTTTTCTTTTTTCTTGACAATGCGTACTCAATTTCTTGTTCTAGCTGCACATCGTTTAAATAAGAAAAATCTTCTTTAACTGATCTTTTTTTTGATTTGTTGCGTCCCACTATTCCTTGTATTTAATATAATATCTGATCATCCATTCGTCAGTATAGTCAGGAACCGCATAAATATTGTAGTCAAAATCAATACCAAGTTTAGTAAGCTCCACCTCTTGAATTTCGATGAACCTAAAAACTGCTTCCAGCGAACTAATCGCGACTTCAATAAAATGCTCATTACTCTGCATGTATTTGGAATTCAAAACTTAAAAGATAGCTTACTAGAGTTGTATCTTCTTCAGGAACTCTAAATACTAGTGGATGAAAAGAATACTTTCTAGTCTCTTTATCATACAGTAGTACATTTTTATCTTTTAATGCTTTGATCGCATTATTTAATACTGCTCTGCTCCACCCCAGTTCTGAGGCAGCCTTAATACGATTGTCTTTTGTACATGGATTGTTTTTATCTATACTAGACAAAACATATACGACATCTAATTCAGTCTTTGTTAGTTTGAGCAACCCGTTAATAGCCGATAAGTAATCTTTTCGGATTCTCTTTTTAGTTGTTGGAATTTGTATCTTCATTGTACTTAATTACTTTTTCTATTTTTCTTGATAACCTTTTAGCCATCAATTGTCTAACATTCTTTAAGAGAAGAATGATACATTGGTTTTCTGCGCTGAAGTTCTTTTTTTGTAAAGTGTAAAAACGATCAATAAGTATGTTAATTACTTCTTCATTCGTAGTTCCTTCTTGAAATGTACCTGCTAGCTTCTCCGTAAACTTTATAGTTTGGAATCGTTCATTATCTGAAAAGTCAGTAACTTGATATTCAACTCCTGGTTTAATTATTTTCATTGATTTCTTTTTTTGCCTTAATAATCGTGATGTATTGTTACAAATATATCAAGAAATCATATAAAACGAAAGAGTCTTTTATAAACACGTGTATAATAGGGAGTTTTTGTGATAAAATAATATAATCTGTAGTAGTTATTAACAATTACTGTTTATTTATTAACTACAAAAGATAGAAGATATACCTATTCTTTAAGTTCGGATAATTTCAGAACTTTGTCTACTAAGTTACCTGGTGTTTGTTTCATAATAGAAACCCAAAACTCTGGATCTAACTCGTAAATAATTTTACTCATATTTACCCAAGCTTCTTCAGTAGCTTCTTTAGTCTTTAGATCTAATAATGTACCAGTTCCTAAATTTGCCCAGTTAGTTGCATTACGTTCTAGTACTTTATCAATTGCTTTTCTAATTTTTTTGTTTGTTTGGTAGGGCGTTTGATTTACTCCTGCTTTTCTCATGATTTAAATTTTAACAAATCCTCTCGAACGAGGTTTTCTATTAGCTGAATTCTTTCTTTGTTTTCGTTTTTAGAATAGTACAAAGGATTAACTATGTATGTACCGCGTTTGTATCCGCGAATTAGTAAGTTCTTTTTTACTAGTGCATGAAATGCACGTTTGATTGTTGCGTCCTGGTAGACTGTTTCGTAACCACTTACTTTGTAAATGATGTCTTTGAAGTTGTCTCTAACTTTAGCATTAGAAAAAACTATATTGTTAGAATCCATTCTCTCGCACAAGTAATCTATTAAATCACGAGGACACGCAGCTAGACCAGCTAGTGCATACATGCTACCGTGGTATCGTCTTGTGCTTCTACAGGGAATGCTTTTGTATTTGTAAATAGGAACGGTAATTCCGTCTTTATGCTTTATACCTGTCATGTACTTTATTTTATAATTCTTCATCTACTCTATTATGACTAAACCTTGCAGTTCACCGGAGCCAGAATATATTATCTCTATGTCAACGTGCTCCTTTGCATTCTTTTGTTCAAATACTACTTTTATGTAACCCCCCGCTCCACTTATTTCAAGTAGTGACCAGTCATTCATTTATCAAAAATAATAAAAATAATCCTTGCACAATATAATTTCGTTTCTTATATTCAGTTTTGTTGATAAGTTAGGTACATCTCAGTCACCTTTAAGGTACATCTCAATCATCTAAAAAACCACATAACACACTATATCTTAGCGCATTAGCCTATTTTCTATTATCATTATATAGTTATTTATGTGCTTTATGATAATTATGTTTACTATATTTATACTCTTCTTGGCTCTATAGTTAAACGGATATAACAAAACTCTTCTAAAGTTTAGTTCTAGGTTCGATTCCTAGTGGGGCTACAAATTTCTAAAAAAATTTTCCATATCTAAAATTGTGAATGCATAGACCACCTAATGTAAACTCCCCCTCCTAAATATGGCGGAGGAATGGTCCCCGCTTAAACTAATATCACTTGAATTATGGAAAATGTATTAATTATTGCTAATGTTACTGACATTCGTCAGGACAAAAACGGAAACGATTACTTCTTAGTAGCTACATCTGGTTACTTTGACAAAGACGACACTTACGTTATGGGTAGATCACTCTTCTTAAGAGATGTGGATAACCACTCGAAGTTCAAAGTTGGCGGTAAAATCGTTGCTGAGTAGATTATGGGGAGCCTTCGGGTTCCCTTTATTGGGGGCTGTACTTATTAAACAACAACCTACTGTACAACTCACACAACCTACTGTAATCTCCAACAAACAACTTGGGTTATGTGTGTGTTTACAACAACCAGGCACATACAATACATTTCGACCCTATTTAACAGCACAACACACAACTGACTATTAATTATATAGACATTATTCTGTTCTGTCCTTAAATAGCACCATACAATTCATTACAATAATCACCCTTTAATTTACAATTACATGAAATTATTTACATCAATCTTACAAAGATATGGTGAGGATACAGTTCTAGGATGGACTGCTATACTTGCTATGTCTAGTTTCTATGGTATCATAGTATTGATACTTAATTTGTTTAATCTTTAATCCTTTCATCACATGGAAAAACCAACTCAATTAAAATACAAACATCATATCTTATTAGATACAGGTGTAGTATGTGTACACTATCATAACAGTAGTGAGATCAAAGTGTATAGTGACTATCGTAAGTTTGCTATAGATCATCCACAACCCGCTTATCAGCACTCACAGTTCTGGACTAAAGTCAAAGCTTATCTACATAGCATAGGCATAACAAAGTCAACAGTATAACATGGACTATGAAGCAGCAGCAGTTGAAGCTCTACGAAAAAAAGTAGAAGAGCTAAAGAATGAGAACGAACTGTTACTTAAGACTAACACAAGACTTAAGCAAGCAATCGAAAAACTCAAGAACACCACAATAACATCGTCTAACCTTAACATTTAATATTATGATAGATATCATGAATTTTATACAACTCTTTGCAGTTGCACTGTACTGTGCATGTGTTGCAGGATTTACTGTAGTATGGTCTATTGCCATGTACAGAGTAGTTAATAAACTCATCAAGTATGGGTTTAATACAATAACAAAACAACCGTCCTAATAACGGATCAAGTGATGACCAACAATCAAGAGAGTAGATTAGGCTGCTCTCTTTCTTTTTAAATCAATTTTTAAATCAATAAATAACATGTTTACAAACCTTTCAGAAGACACCATTCTTCAGAGCATAGAGACAGGACGTTTCAGTGTTTTAAAATTGGAATCAGATCAGAGATACAATGATTTAATCAAAGTGTATCCTAAGTCATGGCACTCACACATTAAGCAAGCATTTAGAATGCAGTGTAGTGATATGATTGAAGAACTAATCAATTATTCTGCAACCTTTAAGACATCATTTAACCTGTCCAAAAGCACAAGAATATTTGGTTAATATGTAAAATTAGTATAACTTGTAACTGTCTTATGGCAGATACTTTGGTTTACGGTTCTGCCTAAGTTATTAGAACCACAATTATAATACAATTATTTAAATTTTTATCAATTATGGTACGAGTACAATCAATTTCAGAAGTTTATCAAGACACAAACGGAAAGAACTTCAAAGTAGTAACATTAGAATCACCTGGTTTCAGAGAAGTAGCTGATCCATTAACAGGTGAGATTGTTTATGCATTAGCTGCACCTAAAACCACAAAGAAATGTGTTTGGGAAGCATCTTATTTAGATGACACCAAGCACTACCTTTATGACGCGACCAATGGTCAAGCAGTTTACGGTACAATTGTAACAGCTCAAACAGATGAGTATACAATTACTGGAAGCGATGGTGTAGAGAGAACAGTTAACACTTACACTGGTTTCGTAGAAGGAACTAATGAAGATGCTAACTTCGAGTCTCTTATTTCAGCAATGCTAAGATCTGCTGGACGTGAAACTCCAGAGAATGCTATTCCAAAGCAAGAGATTGCTAAGGAACACATTGCTGCTACAAAAGCAGGAGAACAAATAGACATGGTTAATCAAATCGATGAGCTAGCTAAAGTTTCTGTAGAAGAGGCTGGAGACATCGAAGACCAGTTTTAATTAATCTTTAAGGGGAATGGTGACTAATCGTTGCTGTTCTCCTTATTTTATTTAACACCACAGCATTATGAATGAATTATTTGACTACTGTGTAGAATTCCTACACTGGCTTAAGCCATACTTTGGTATGAGCTACCAAGAAATCAACATCTGGATATTTGTTATTATCGAGCCTATCATTTTCATCATGATGTGCTGGTACATAATAAAACTAAGAAGAATCAATAAAAGTCTACGCTTGAATGTAAAAATATTTGAGTCAAGACTAAAATTAACTCAATTTAATAAAGATCAATAGATATGTCTGAACTATTTATAACAAACGTTAAGCGGTCAGGTAGACCAAGAACAAATTTTACAAGAGGACCAATAACTAAAGCAGAATACAGTTTTGCTTACAAGTTTGTTGATACGATGGTAAAAGAGAACTCACGCTTTAGTGTATTAGAAATACAAGGCGCAATGTATGCCATGACTGGTAAGATTAGAAGCACATCAACTATTTGTAGAATGGTAAATGAGCTACTCGACGATCCTAAAGTAGGATATAAACCTAATTGGTTTAAAAGACAAGCAATAAGAGTTAAAAACTTAATTAACTAACTATGAATTATTTGATAAGCAACAACCCTCAACAAGAAGTGTATCCAGGATTAATTTCTACTACACTTGACGATGCTATACCTCATCTAAGACAACAAGACATTGTAGGATTTGACACAGAAACTACAGGTTTGAGGTTCGATAGTGAAGAGTTGTTGCTTGTTCAAATATCGTCTAAAGATCACAACTATTTAATTGACGCACAAACTGTTGACATTACACCAATTAAAGGACTATTTGAGTCTAGACGTGTAATTAAAATAGCACACAACGTCAAGTTTGACTACAAGTTTTTAAGACAGGCAGGTATTACATGTCAAAATACATATGATACTATGCTTGTAGAACAAGTCATTAATTGTGGGAAGACATCTCTTAAGAATTCGTTACAAGCGCTTTTAGAGAGGTATTTAGATATATTTATGGATAAGAACACACGTTCTTCATTTATTGGACACAAGGGTAAGTTTAGTAAAGCACAGTTATTTTACGGTATCGAGGATACTGCTAATCTAATCAAGCTTAGAGAACTACAACTACAGACTGTTGATGACTTAGAACTTAATGAAGTTATTAAACTGGAGAATGAAGCAGCATTAGCCTTTGCAGACATCGAATTCAACGGTATACATTTAGATAAAGACAAGTGGGAAGAAAACTACAAGAGTGTTAAGATAGATCTTGACAAGGCTGTAGAGGAACTTGATATGTATATTGAAGATGATCCGTTGTTTAAAAAGCATAAGCTACCTTATTTACAGATGGATATGTTTACACCTGTTGAAGAGCTACGTAAAACAGATATACTATGGTCTTCACCATCACAAGTATTGAAGTTATTTCAAACTGCAGTGCCTTGGTTAGAGAGTGTTAATGGTAAATTATTGCTAATGCATACGGATGATCATCCTATCATTGGTAAGTATATTAAATATAAAGAAAAAGCAAAACTTTACAATGCCTATGGTCCTGACTTCTATAAGTATTTACATAACGATGGACGAATCCACACTAACTTCAAACAAATACTTAATACAGGTCGAGTTAGTTCGTCTAAACCTAACATGCAACAGATACCTGCCTCCAACTCGTATAGAAATGCGTTTACAACTGGACACAACATGTGGGTGTTTGTATCATCCGATTTTGCTTCGCAGGAGTTATGTATCATTGCCTATGGATCACAAGATCCTGTTTGGCTCGATGCACTTAAAGAAGGAAAAGACCTTCACTCCATATGTGCTGACTTAATATTTGGTCAAGTGTGGCGTGATGCAGAAGGTGATGACAAGGAACGTAAAAGACTACGTACAGCTGTAAAAGCTATTAACTTTGGTCTTGCTTACGGCATGTCAGAGTTTAAACTTGCTGATACTCTGCAGATTACAACCGAAGAGGCAAAGGAAATGATAGACAAATACTTTACAGTGTTTCCGTCTATTAAGAAGTTCCTTACTACACTGGGTAACTTTGGTAAAGACAATGGTTACATAAGAACCTTTAAGCCTTATCGAAGAATACGATGGTTCGAAGAGTGGGAAAACAACAAGAAAGATTTCTCTATTCTAGGATCTATTGAACGTGCATCTAAGAACACACCTATTCAAGGTACAGGTGCCGATATGACTAAGCTTGCACTCATTAAAGTAAGAGATGTAATAGCACAAAATAATTATCCTGTCAGATTAGTAATGACTGTACATGATCAGATTGACACTGTAGCACGCGTTGAGTTTGCTGAAGAGTGGTCTGATATCTTAAAAAAGACAATGGAAGAAGCAGCATTACATATTATAGACAATGGATTGTTAAAGAGTGACACTAACATATCAAATGCATGGGAAAAATAACAAGCTCAGATTAAAATCAAAAATTAATATAATACTTAAAACAATATAAATATGGGATTTGACGTATACGGATTAAAACCACACAATCCAAAGAAAATAAAAAAGCCAGAAATAGACTGGGCATCAGAACCAACAGAGAAAGAGAAAGAAAAGTTTTTCAATGATTTAGAAAACTACGAGAAGAACGTACCAGGACATTATTTTAGAAACAATGTATGGTGGTGGCGTCCTTTGTGGGATTATGTAATTGAAAACACTACCTGTTTAACTGACCAGCAGAAAGATGAAGGCATGAGTAACAGTGGTTCAACAATAAGTGAAGAGGTATCTATTGATCTTGCATTGCAGTTGCATAAACTAATAGATAACGGTCATACAAAACAGTATGAAGAAAGTCATATGCAGGAGTTTAATCTAGCGCAAGAACAGAATGAAAAGCTAGAAAAGAGCCGTAAAGAACTGCATGTAAAAGTTGTAGAAGCAACAGGTAATGATGGAATAGCTCCTATAAACTATCCTGAGCCTTATAAACAACAATGGGATGATTTATGGGCACAGAAAAGCTGGGCTGGTAGTTATCCATTTAGTGAGAAAAATGTATTACAGTTTGCACTGTTTTGCTATCAATCAGGAGGATTTGAAATTTGGTAATTATGAATGGATTTAAAACAACAAGAGATGCAGTACTAGCACAGCCGGTACCATCTGCTACAAATACTTACGGTCCTGTAGCACACGAAACACTGTTTGAGCGCGTCGAATTAGAGATAGCTCGTAACAATTGGACTGTAGATGATATTAGTTATAGAGGTGCAATGAATAACGATGTTGTTATTGCATATTATACTCTTGCAACTAAAAGTAATTTACCTGTCAAGCCTATGATAGGTATCATAAACTCATACAACAAGACACGACGTGTAGGAATTGCATGTGGTGCT